GTGGCGGTCGAGATCCGGGACGCTACCTAATGGCTTGGGACTTTGACGGGACGAACGACTACATGGAGGCTACGTCGGCGGTGCTGACGGCCGGTCCTCTTACGTTCTCGGCGTGGATCAATATCGACGCGACAGGCATTGCCCACCGCGTTCTCTCGATCTCGTCCACGACCGGAAATGACCGATGGAGCCTGTTTGTAGGAACGACGAACGTCATCTCGTTTCAAGTCGGCGCGTCCGGCTCGTTCTTCGCAGTAAGCACGACGGCGACCGTCGGAACCGGGACTTGGTATCACGTCGCCGGCACGTACAGCACGGCGGCAAACCAGCCGATGCAGGTATATCTAGACGGAACGAAAGTAGGTCCGACGAACTCGAACCGTACGCCGACTGCCGGCAACCTGAACCGAACGCTCCTCGGCTCGACGTACGTAACGTCAGCGCTTACGCAATATCTTAACGGACGCATTGCCGAAACCGCGATCTGGAACGTGGTTCTTTCCGACGCCGAGGTATCGTCGCTGTCAAAAGGCTTCCGTGCCGACCTGATTAGGCAGAGTTCGCTGGCGTTCTATATGCCGCTCGTACGCGAGGTGCAGGACATTCGCGCCGGCCTTACATTCACCAATAACGCGACCGCTGCCGCGGCTCACGTCCGAAGGATCGCATGAGCGAACACGCAAAGATTATTGATGGACAGGTAGCGGGGATCGTGGATCTTGATCCTGCGGTGCGGGCCGGCTGGCTTGCAGCCGGCAATCCTAAGGCGTCTGTCTATCTGCCGGTCGTGGACACTCCAAAGCCGGCATACGATGCGGATCGCGAGGCGCTCGTCGTCGTGTGGTCTGTCTGGCCGAACCTAGAGGCGGTCCGAACGTGGTCCGTCCGGCCGCTGACCGACGCCGAGAAGCGCAAGACGTGGACGACGCTCGACTTCCTAGGCCGGTTTACTACTGTCGAGATGGCGCAGATCGAGACCGCTCGCGAGCACGATCCGATCGTGCAGTCGTTCTACCGGGCTGCGCTTGCCGCTCAGGAGGTGGTAAACGATGACCCGCGTACCGTCGCCGGCGTCAACTACCTCTCGGCCATCGGCATCCTCACGCTTGCCCGTGTAGACGAGGTGCTCGGCCGTTAGACTGCCGGGAATGGGAAGAGACTACCGATCGTTACCTGTTGACGTTCCTACTGCGTTCCTGCAAAGTCAGTTCGGGCAGGATCGCTTTGTGATTACTGCGACAGATCACGCGCGCGGAGGCACTTATTGCGACATCGGAGCCGGCGAGCCGTGGCACTTGTCCAACACGCTGGCGCTACAGAAGGCGCTCGGATGGAGCGGTATTCATTGTGATCTTGAATGGCACGATGCACACAAGAAGCAGCGATCGCCGCTCCTGAACTTTGCGGACGCATTCGCTGTGGACTGGCGGAAGGCCCTAGCGGAGATTTCGATTGACGGCCGCATCGACTTCCTGTCCCTAGACCTTGAGCCGCCGTCGCGAACCGAATACGTCCTGCGGATGATGCCGCTCGAAGACTTCCGATTCTCGATCATCTGCGTCGAGCACGATGCGTATCGCGATGGCGGCAAGGAGAGACGCGATCGGATGAGGGCGCTGATCGAGAATCACGGCTACGAACTGATCGGAACGGCCGGGATCAACGGCTTGGACATTGACGACTTCTGGGTTGATCCGGCAGCGATCGACGCCGACAGATTGCGTGCCGATCTTGACGCACACTTTGCGAAGGTGACGCTGTGAAGACTGAACGCGTAACCATCGCATCGCTGCTCTTTGATCCCGCCAACGTCCGCAAGCACGGCGAGCGCAACCTAGATGCGATCAAGGCGAGCCTCGCGAGGTTCGGCCAGCAGAAGCCGATCGTGGTCGATGCCGATGGCATCGTCCGTGCCGGCAACGGAACGCTCATGGCTGCGAAGGCGCTCGGCTGGGACGAGATCGAGATCGTCCGCACGAACCTGCGAGGGTCGGAAGCGACCGCCTACGCGATTGCCGACAACCGTACGGCGGAACTGGCCGAGTGGGACGAGGGAGCGCTAGCCGAGCAACTGGCCGCGCTTCAGATTGACGACGAGGCGCTCGCGGCCGCGACTGGATTCGACGCGAGCGAGATTGAGCGGATGGCGCTGCCGGTCGATGTCGTCGAGGACGAGGTGCCGGAGGTTCCGTTCGATCCGATCACGAAGCCGGGCGACCTCTGGCTGCTCGGCGAGCATCGGGTTTTGTGCGGCGACTCGACGAACGCGGAGGACGTGGCGAGGCTGATGGATGGAGCGAAGGCGGATCTCTGCTTCACGTCGCCGCCGTACGGCCAGCAGCGCGACTACACCGAGGAAAGCAAGTCGAAGGTCGCCGACTGGGATGGCCTGATGCGCGGAGTGTTCGGAAACCTGCCGATGGCCGACGCCGGTCAGGTGCTCGTCAACCTAGGCCTAATCCATCGCGAAGGCGAGTGGATTCCGTACTGGGATGGTTGGATCGAATGGATGCGCGAGCAAGGATGGAGGCGGTTTGGCTGGTATGTCTGGGATCAGGGAAGCGGTCTTCCCGGAGACTGGAGTGGTCGTCTTGCGCCTTCGCATGAGTTTGTATGGCATTTCAACAGACGATCAGTAAAGCCGAAGCACTGCATTCTCAAACAGGCAAATAGCATCCGCGATAGAACTGGAGATGCATCTATGCGAATGGGTGCCAATGCAACACAGATTGCAAACAGCGGAAAGGCATCTCTCAATACTCACAAGATTCCCGACAGCGTGTTCCGGGTGCAACGTCAATGCGGAAGAATAGAGAGTGGCGATTACCATCCAGCCGTTTTCCCAATAGCATTTTCTCGCGCAGTCATGGAAGCATGGCTTGGAACCTTGTATGAGCCATTCTGCGGCTCCGGCACGACGCTCATCGCAGCCGAGCAACTCGGTCGCAAGTGCTACGGCATGGAGATCAGTCCGGCCTATTGCGACGTGATTGTCAAGCGATGGGAGACGCTGACCGGCAAGAAGGCCACGCTCGACGCGTGACGTTCCCTCGGTAGCCGGTCGCAACCGACTACACTTGCACACGTCTGTAGCAGGATCGCACCATGTCCGACACCGAACCGATGCAGGACGCGAGCGCGATCGAGGTCGCCGTTCGCCAGATCGACCGTGATCGCGGACACGATCGCGAGACCATGCGGATGCTCCGGCAGGCGGTTCGGAACCGATGGCCGATCCCGCAGGCCATGCGTGAAGCAGCACCGAAGATCGCTGCTCGGATCGCGATCGAGGGCAATACGGATCGCGAGAAGTTGCGCGCTATCGAGGTTCTCGCCGCGATGGATCGTGACAATATCGCCGCGCTTTCCGCGCTCGATAAGGTCGAGCGGCTTGACGGCGGAGAGGCTACCGAGCGAATCGAACTGGCTCCGATCCGGATCGGCGTTCGCGATTGACGATCGCAGCCATAGAACTTCCGCCGCTCTATCGGAAGCAGCACGATGCGATCTGCGATCCGGCTCGATTTGTCGTCATCGAGGCGAGCACGAAGAGCGGCAAGACTGCCGGCTGCCTGCTCTGGATGCTTGAGTACGCGTGGAACCGGCCGAACTCGACGTGCTGGTGGGTCGCTCCGACGTTCGAGGTCACGAAGACGGTCGGCTTCGAGCGGCTTGCTGCGATGCTCAGGGACGCCGATCCGGGAAAACGCATCTGGGAGGAGAACACATCTCGACTCGTGATCCGACTTGCCAACGGTTCTAAGGTTGCATTTAAGTCGGCAGACAATCCGGACACCCTCTACGGCGAAGACGTGCACGCTGCCGTTATTGACGAGGCGACACGATGTCCGGAGGAGTCATGGCACGCGGTACGCTCGACGCTCTCGGCCACTCGCGGTCCGTGCCGGATCATCGGAAACCTCAAGGGTCGGAAAAACTGGTGCTATCGGCTGGCGCGACTGGCCGAGTCTGGAGCCGAACCGGATTGCGCGTATCACAAACTGACCGCATCCGATGCCGTGGCCGGCGGAGTGCTTGCGGCCGACGAGGTGGAAGCGGCACGGCGGCAACTGCCGGAGCACGTATTTCGGGAGTTGTATTTGGTCGAGGCATCGGACGACGGCGGTAACCCGTTCGGCCTTGACGCGATCCGCGCGGCGATCCGTCCGCTCAGCACGGCGGAGCCGGCGTCGTTCGGCATCGACTTAGCAAAAACGACCGACTGGACGGTGATCCTTGGACTCGATGCGACCGGGACGGTTTGCTACCTCGATCGCTTCCGGCTTGACTGGCAGGCCACGCGAGAGCGGATCGCGGCGACCATCGGCAAGGTTCCGACAATGATCGACTCGACCGGCGTAGGCGATCCGATTGTAGAGGATCTGCAACGCGGCAGGCCAAACGTAGAGGGCTTCAAGTTCACCGCTACGAGCCGTCAACAACTCCTCGAAGGACTGGCCGCGGCGATCCAGAGGAGCGAGGTTCGGTTGCCTGACGGCTTCCTCCGAATCGAGTTGGAAGGGTTCGAATGGGAATCGACACGTACCGGCGTTCGATACACTGCACCGGCAGGCGCGCATGACGACGGCGTTATGGCGCTTGCCTTGGCCGTACGTCGAGCGGCTAATCGGCCGGCCACGTTCCGCTTCCGAGTCATATGATGCTTGACCGAATCCGATCCCTGTTCCGACGCAAGCAGGCAGACCCGCAGCAGGTCAACCGATATCTAAAGGCGTCGCTTGGGGTCATCTCCGGCGGTTCGGGAATCGACCACAGGCCGATATATACGGCGACCGCAGCGGTTCGCAAATACCGCTCGTGGGTTTACGCGGCCGCTCAGATCAACGCGTTCGGAGTCTCTGCGGTTCCGCTGCGCCTGTACGTCAAGGGAGGAACGGGTCGGAAGTTGTACCGGACAGCGCAGCCGGCAAAGGGCCGAAAGTCATACCTGCTCGGAGATGGGGCCAGAACGCCGTCGCGAACCGTGCTGACCAAGATGCACGACTTCGGAGCCGACTTTGAGGAGGTAACCGAGGCTCATCCAGTGCTAGACCTGCTTCGGAAGGTCAATCCGCACATGAACGGGTTTGACCTTGCCGCGACGCGTACGCTCTGGCAGGAGTTGACCGGGAACGCATATCTACACGTAATCCCGAATACGCTTGGCGTTCCGGCGGAACTATGGCCGATGCCGCCGCAGTGGGTCGAGATCATTCCAGATCCGCAGAAGTTCATTGCCGGCTACCTTTACGGACGGGAGACGCAGAATAAGGTGACGCTTGCGCCGGACGAGGTGCTGCACTTCAAGCGGCCGAACCCGGCGGATTTGTTCTACGGTCTGGGAAAGGTCGAGGCCGCATGGGGCGCGGTCGATCTGAACGACGCTTTCCATGAGATGGATCTAGCGTTCGCCGCTAATCACGCGAGGCCTGACTATCTCGCGACGATCAAGAACGAGGACGCGAGCGAGGACGCTATCGCCGAGTTCGAGCGTGCCGTCAATGAGCGGCTCCGAGGTCCGGGAAAAGCGGGGAAGTTCATCGCGCTAACCGGTCAGGTTGATCTGAAGCCTATGGCGTTCCCTCCGAAGGATCTTGGCGGACGCGACGAGATCGTAGAGGAGATCAGCGCCGTATTCGGCGTCCCTGTCTCGATGCTGAAGGCGAACGATCCGAACCTCGCGAGCGCCTCTACCGGCTTCGCTCAGTGGCGCGAATCGACCATCCTTCCTCTGCTCCGGCTTGACGAGGAGACGCTCAATCAGAAGTTGCTTCCGATGTTCGGCCTTCAGGATGAGGCCGTTCTTGCGTATGACGATCCGGTTCCTTCCAATCGGACGCTCGACCTGCAAGAACACCAAGGCCTTATCTCGTCCGGCGTGCTGACGATCAATGAGGTTCGCGAGTTGCGCGGCTTTGATCCGCTCGACATCCCGGAAGCCGACGCTCCGATTATCGGTGGCGTACCGGTTACGGATCTTGGCATGGCGATCGAACCGGAGCCGGCGGAGAATGCGACGGTCGCTACAGACGAAACTTCGCAGCCGGCAACGCCTTCGACTGAAGCAAAGGCGACCGTGGCCGATGCTCCGGCGAGATATGCCAGCATCGACTTTACGCCGACTGCGGAAATGGCGGCAGCGGCCGAGCGTGGATTGCGGCTTCGCGCCGAGTTCAATCGAGGCGGAACCGAGGTAGGAGTCGCTAGGGCGACGCAACTCAAGAACCGCGAGGTATTGTCGCCGGACACCGTTCGACGCATGGCGTCCTACTTTGCTCGACACGCCGCCGACAAGCGGCCCGGTTGGGACGATCCGAACGATCCGTCAGCAGGTTTTGTCGCGTGGCTGCTTTGGGGCGGAGACGCTGGACGTGATTTCGCCGAGCGAACCGTAGAGCGCATGAACAGGGCAGACGACGAGGACGACGGAACGAAGCAGGCTGACGATTGCGTGAGCGCAAAGATCCGTACGCTCATGGACGAGGGATACCCGCAGGAGCAAGCGGTCGCGATCGCAATCGACTATTGCCAGAGCAAGACCAAGGGATGCGGATGCGGAGTCGAGCACAAGTCCGGCCTCATTGTGCTTCAGAGCGATTTGTTGGAAGCCGAAGACATCGAGACAAAGGCGCTCATTGGTGACAGTCCTGAGATCACCGAGATAAAGAAGATGCAGCGACTCATTCGCAAGGCGCAAAGGCAACTTGCGAAGATCAGCGGAGACCACATCGACAAGGCCATTGCCGAACTGAAGAAGCAGGGCGTGAAGGAACCTGAACTACGCGACCGGATGCTTCAGAAACTTGCGCCGGCTGCATACAAGGCCGAACTCAAACTTGGAATCAGGCCGGTAATCGAGGAGGCGGTCAAGATCGGAGGAGCCAGAGGTGCGCAGTCCGTTGGCGATGCGATGAAAAAGGCCGGCAAGAAGCCGCCGCGCCGCGGATCTGGCAACGCGAGTTCCGCGCCGGCTCCGGCTGCCGCTCCGACTTCCGGAGGCGCATCAGGCGGAAGCCAGCCACCTTCGGTCACTGTCGGATCGGGCGCTGCCGGCGACGGCAGAGACCCGCGGATGCCGGAGCCGGTATTCGACTTCACAAATCCAGAGGTTCAGAAGTGGGTCGATCGCGCAACTACTCGCTTGGCAGATGGAGTCGGCGATACAACCATCGTTCGCGTTAGCCGGCTGATCGAAAAGGGGCTTTCCGAGGGCATGACCGTCGATGAGTTGGCCGACCGCATTGAGCAGAAGGGATTTGACGCCGCTCGCGCGCGAACCATCGCGCGAACCGAATCGACTCGCGCTTATACCGAAGGTCAGGTCGAGGCGTGGAAGCAGACCGGCATGGTGACAGGGAAGAAGTGGCTTGTCGCTCCGGAGCCGTGCCCATTTTGCGAGGCGATCGGTAGGGACGATCTGACGAAGGGTATGAGTGATTCCTTCTACAAAGTCGGAGACTCGATCACGGCATCGGACGGATCGCGATTTGTGGTCAACTTCGACAACGTGACCGGGCCGCCGCTGCATCCGAACTGCCGTTGTACGATCGTTCCCGTGCTTGAGGATCTTCCCGAATGAACCGTAAAGACTTCAGCGCCGAAGGCGAGATCGTCGGCGGCATGTTCAAGGCGACCATCTCGACCGATAGCGTGGATCGCGACGGCGAGGTAATGGTGCCGGCTGGCATGAATGCCAAGGACTACGATCGGAATCCGGTTCTCCTCTGGAATCACGACACTTCGCAGCCGATCGGACGGGCCGTATCTCTCAAGCGAGCCGAGCGCGAGATCATCGCTGACTTTGAGTTCGCCAAGAAGCCGGATGACTACGCGGGCGACTGGTTTCCCGACTACGTTCGCGGTCTGGTTCAGGCAAAGGTGCTTCGCGGCGTCTCGATCGGATTTGTTCCGATGGAGGGCGGCGAGCGCATGGCGACGAAAGGAGACGTGGACAAGTACGGTCCCGACGTGCGACGCGTCTACTCAAAGTGGAAGTTGCTTGAGGTCTCGGTCGTGAGCGTGCCGGCGAATCAGGACGCTTTGATTACGGCAGTTCAGAAGGGCTACGTGACGCGTACCGCGGCCGAGCGATTCGGTCGCGTTGACGTTCCGGCAAGGATCGCGGTTCCGGATGTCAGGAAATACGCCATCGCGGTAAAGGTTCCTGCGATCGGACGCGAGATCGCTACGCGGATCGCTCGCGAGGAAATCGCGAAGGCACGCGGTCGGATCGTGATATGATCGCGTCTGCCTTGCCCGGACGAGTGGCGTAATGCCGGATCGGTGCGGCGGCGTTGAGTCGTCATATTCGCACCTACCGGGATTCACAATGAAAACCAAGTCTGTTTCCGAGGTCCAGTCCGATCTTCAGAAGATCGCGGACCAAAAGGGCGCTGCCGGCTTTGAGCAGGCAAAGGCGCTCTACCTTGAAGGCGTGCTTGTCACCGATGCGGAAGGCAATCCGCTCGCGCCCGAGCAGATCGCCTACGAGGTCAAGATCATGCCGGCGTCCGCTGAAGTCGCCATCGAGGAGGACGCCGCGAAGCCGTCCGACGAAATGCCGATGGAGGAGGCGGAGAAGGCCGTTCGCAACACCGTTCAGAAGCACATCGCCGCAGAGGTCAAGGCCGCTGCCGCTCCGAGAATCACCATGACCGATCCCATCAAGATCGACGGACGCGTCCGTCACCTCAAGTCGGCCGAAGAAGCGTACCGCTTCGGCCGTTTCATCATGGCCGCTCGCGGTCATCGCAAAAGCCTCGATTGGTGCAATGCCAACGGCATCGTCACCAAGGGCCACACCGAGAGCGTGAACAGCGCCGGCGGATTCCTCGTCCCTGACGAGTTCGAGTCGTCGCTCATCTCGCTTCGCGAGCGCTACGGCGTCTTCCGCCGCAACGCGAAGAACGTTCCGATGACGAGCGACACCAAGCGGATGCCGCGTCGCAAGACCACGCTCACCGCCTACGCGGTCGGCGAATCCGCTGCGGGCACCGAGTCGCAGCAGGTTTTCGATCAGGTCAATCTTGTTGCGCAGAAGTTCATGGTCCTCACGACCGCGAGCAACGAACTCAACGAGGACGCCATCGTGAACCTCGGCGACGACATCGCGAACGAGATCGCGTACGCGTTCGCGCTCAAGGAGGACGAGTGCGGGTTCAATGGTGACGGCACCTCGACCTATGCCGGCATCGTTGGCGTGATCCCGGAAATCGAGGGCATCTCGTCCGCGGCTGGCATCTTCGACGCGAACCGCGCCTCATACGATCTCATCACCATGGCCGACATCATGGCGTTTGTCGCCAAGTTGCCCGCCTACGCCGACTCGCCGAACTGCAAGTTCTACTGCTCGAAGGCGTTCTATCATTCGGTCCTTGAGAATCGCGTTTACCAGTCCGGCGGCGTGACTGCGCGCGAGGTTCGGGAAGGCGCAGCCGTCCCGACGTTCATGGGCTATCCGGTCGAGTTCGCGCAGGTGATGCGCAAGACCTACACGGCCGACACCATTCAGTGCCTTTTCGGGGATCTGTCGATGGCTGCCTACTTTGGCGACCGGCGGCAGACCTCGATCGCGTTCTCCGACTCGGCGCTCAACGCGTTCGAGCAGGACGAGATCGCGGTTCGCGGCACCGAGCGGTTTGATATCAAGTGCGCTAACCTCGGCGACGCCACGGACGCGGGTCCGATCGTCGCGCTCAAGATTTGATCTCACTAGCCTTCTTCCCTCGGCGGACGCCGGCTTCGGCCGGCTCCGCCTGAAAGGATCTCGATCCCATGTCTGTCCCCTCTCAGAATGTCAAGGCTCGCGTCGCTCTCGTCCCGCAGACGGTCGGCACGGCCACCGCCAACGTCTACGGCAACACGCTCGACGTGCGCGGCTTCGACTCGGCGACCTTCATCATCGGAGCGCGCTCGGCGACCGTCTCGTCGGTTCCCTCGCTCGTCACCATCGAGCACGCTGACGACACGAACACCGCGTCGTTCGCTGCGATCACTTCAATCTCGTCTGGCCTCCCGACTCAGATCAACAGCACGGCCCTGACGAATCAGGACGCGTTCGCCGTCGTGAACGTGGACCTTCGCGGCAAGAAGCGCTACTTGCGCCTCGGTTTGCGTGCGTCCTCGAACACTCCGACGATGGACGCGCTTTGTGTCCTTGACAATGCCGGGCAGGCGCCGATCTCGGCGACCGCTGCCGGCACGCTCTACTTCAACGCGGTCGGCTGATACCATCCGCACCGCAACGGTTTGGCCGGCATGGCCGAGCGTCACGTTGGCGCTCGGCCTTGCCGTTTACAGGGAAGCAGAATGATCCGAGTCACCAAGGACGGACAGGTATCGGACCATCCGATCGAGCAGGCCGGTAGCCTGCCGTACGAGGATGGAACTTGCGACGTGATCGAGGTACGCGAAACGCTGGAACGGTTCGTCGGAGATGCCGCGACGCAGGCCGTAGCGCGATGGACTGCGAAACTCCGCGAGGGAGCGGAGTTGCGGGTCAGCGTGCCGGACTTTGATCGAGCCGTTGACGCGTACAAGAACGGAACGAGCCAAGAGATCGAGCCGGTCGTCTGCGGAAAGATCGGCGAGCACGGTTCGCTCTGGAACCGGACGAAGGTCATCGAGACCATGCGGAAATCGGGCCTCGATGATTGCCAGTCGTGGCCGGACGGCGATGGAACTTGGACGATCGGCGTATCGGCTCGAAGGTTGCCGGCGATTCACACGCTGCCGAACTTGGAAGCGCTAATCTCGATGCCGCGGCTCGCGTGGACCGAGAATATGTTCTGCGCGATCGGAGCGCTAATCCCGCTCAAGATCAATATCACGAAGCACACCGGGGCTTTCTGGGGTCAGTGCCTTTCGCGCCTATTTGCCGAAGCGCTGAAGAAGCCGTCTTGCGAATGGGTACTTACGCTGGACTATGACACGATCTTCCAGAAGGAGGACGTGATCGCGCTTTACCGTCTTGCGACTGAACGGAACCTCGATGCGGTCGCGGCGATGCAGATCGGCCGTGAGCGGCAAACCGTTCTCATTACGTGCGAGGATGCGGAAGGAAACCCGCGAACGTCACTGACGGCAGAGGAGGTCAACTCGCCGGCGCTCGAAGTCGCAACGGCGCACTTCGGCCTGACCTTGATTCGCGCCGATGCTCTTCGCAACCTGCCGCGTCCGTGGTTTCACGGTCAGCCTGCGCCGGATGGCACTTGGGGCGATGGACGCATTGACGACGACATCCAGTTCTGGCGGCAGTGGAAGCGAGCCGGCTACAAGGTCTGGCAGGCGAACCGAGTCCGCATCGGTCATATGCAGGTAATGATCTCGTGGCCTGACGACAGATTCGCCGCAAGGCACCAGTACCATAACGAGTACGTCACCAGCGGGAAGCCGGCATACGCGAGGACTTGAATGGCCGTCGATGCAAACTCCCTGACTACGCTCGCGAATCTTCAGTCGTACCTTGGCATCGCAGCCGGCACGGATGAAACGATTCTTGAGCGATCTATTGACCGAGCGTCGGCGCTTTTCGAGTCGATCCTAGGCCGTCCGATCAAGTCACGCAACCTATACGAATGGCACGATAGCCTTGGAACGGATCAGATCGGCGTAAAGGTGCGCCCTATCAATCACGTGAAATACGTCGCGTTCGGATCGCAGAATGCGATCGAGGTTCACGCCGCATCCGGTTCTACAGACGTGCTGCTAACGGTCGAGGTAACTCCGTCACACCTGCGACTGTATCGGATGGACTCGACAGGGCAAGAGCACTACACGCAGGTTCAGTTTGTGAATCACGAGACGACTTCCGAACTGGCTACCGCAATCTCGGCAGTGACCGGATTTGATGCTTCGGCTATTGAGGAGTTCTCCGCTTATCAGTTGCATCCACGCGCCGGCGTAAACGTACTTGTGACTACCGCGTACCTATCGGCCGCTTGGGACACGACCGCCGACCTTCGCGTCGATCACGAGGCCGGCATAATCTCGATGGTCTCGGACGCGTTCCCAAGCGATCACTGGGCGACCGAGTTCCCGGCCGAGTACCGCTCGGTTCTCGTGGCATACAACGGCGGCGTCGATGTCGTTCCGTTCGACATAGAGCAAGCGTGCCTTGAGACGGCGGCAAGCCTGTATCGGGACCGCAAGAAGGATCTGGGCGTGACGAGCGAGAGTCTTGGCGACTATTCCTACAGCGTGGCGGCGACGGGTCGCATCGTGCAGCAGATTCGCGGGATGCTCGGAGCGAGGGTACGCATCCGATGAGCATCGACTCGCTGATTTCGGCCTACGGACGAACGCTTGCGCGGCAGCGTCCGGTCTGGATTCGCGATGTCAGCGGCGGCGCGGCTCAAAGCACTACGGCCGGCACGACGACAGCGGCCATCTCTGGCTATCTGCAAGTCGCTGCTGGCGCGGTTAGCCTTCGATACGGGCGCGAGAACCTGCGAAACCCGGCAACGCTCTATTGCCTTGGATCGGTGGACGTGCAGCCGGAGGATCTGCTAACCGTGACCGTATCGGGCGAGATCCGCACGTACCGAGTGGACGCGGTACGCATCCCGAACGATCGAGCGACGAGCGATCACCTATGCCATAAGATCGTCGCGCTTGAGGAGGACTATCCCCGTGGCTAAGGGAGGAAGTTCGAGTTCGGCCGGCGGAGCGGCGTTCGAGTTTGATCGCGAGAAGATGGTTGCCGCCGCAAGCGCCGGAGCGGGCGATGGGACGCTCCGCATTCTGCTTGAGATACAAGAGCAGATCCGACAGAATCTTTCCAAGCCGGGAGGCGGAGTCAAGTATCCCGGCCGCAAATACACCAGCAGCGCGCCCGGACAGGCGCCAGCGGCGCAGACCGGATCGCTTCGGAACTCTTGGCAGACAGGCAAGCCAGATAAGAAGATCGAGGGAAGCCGGATCTCTTGGGCGGTCGGATCTGCGCTTCCGTATGCGCGTCTTGAGTTTGGATACGGTCGAGCGCTTCCGCGACCGTATGCAGGTCCAGCCGTGGAAAGCGTTCGTCCTAGAGCGATGCAGATAATGAACGCATACGTAAACGCAGCCATGAAGAAGGCGTTTCCGGGAATGAAAGCGCCATGAAAGCGATCCTAGATACGCTGGCCGCGGCGATCACATCGACCGCTTCTACCTCGTGGTTTCAGGGCTTCGGAGGCCGCGTCTACGTGAATGAAGCGCCGGCCAACGTCGCGCTTCCGCTTTGCGTGTATGGCGTTGGCGGCCACACGATCACGCAGACGTTCGGATCGGATCGCGAGTCGCTTACGATCGAGTTCACGCAGTATCACCCGCACGCGTCCGGAGTCGCCGTAGCGGTTGCCGCGGCGGAGTCTCTGCATACGCTGCTCGATGACCGAACGTTGACCGCGACCGGATATGATCGGGTCGTGATTCGCGCCGAATCGCGGGGCGTTCCCGCGGTCGAGGACGACGCGATACGGACGGATTCACGGTTCAGGGTTCAGGCTTTCAAGACCTGAAAGGCTCAAGCATGGCATACCTCGTTGGCAATGACGGCGGCGTTACTCTCGGAACGAATCAGGCCGCGCAGTTCAACGTCTGGAACGCGACGTTTTCGCGTCAAGTGTCGGATATCACCGGCTTCGGAGACGGCGGACGCAGGCGGCAACTCGGCGTTCACGATTGCAGCGGCTCGGCCGGCGGATTCCTGATGTCGGATGCGGCCGGCACGAAGCCGAATCTGGGCCGAACGTCAGCGACCGCAACCTCCGCTATCGGATGGCTTGATACTGGAGCGACTATCTACCTGCACGCTCGCGGAAGCGGAGCGGCCACGGCTTCTACCGCTTGCACTTGGAATATGTCGGCCGTGATCTCTGATGCGGCGGTTTCGGTGACCAAGACAGGAGACGCCGCAATCTCGTTCAACTTTGCGCTTTCTGGTGGCGCGATCCCGGTTGAGACTTGGGACGAAACTACTTGAGGCTTTGGCCGACGACGGTACTAACGCCAGACGACTGGATCGCGGACGTTCAGTTCAGCGACGGCACGAAATCACGTCTCGGAGTATCGCCGCACCTCAGCGAGCAGCAGGCGCTTGAGCGAGTCGCTATCGTGCTCGGCTGGCGAAAGCAGACGCGGAAAGTCGTTGACATACGGCTGCGGCGTCGCGTGCACGCCTTCGGCTCGATAGAAGAGATGCACACTGAAAACCGAGGGAGGCTCACCAAGTGAGGACCGTACAGATCGTGGAAGGGTTCAGGTCGCCGCTTCTAACCGTCGCCGACATGCTGGAGATCGGAGAGGCCGCATGGAGCGACGAACGGAAGGCGCTGCTTGCGGATCTAGAGGTCTCGGGCGCATCGCCTGACCAAAGGCTCGCGGCCTTGCGGGAGCAGTCGCTTCGCAAGGGAACCGCGCTCGTCTTGCTGCTTGCCACCATGCGAATCGACGTAGCGTCGGACGTGATTCGCCGAGTTGCGTTCCGGGCAAAGCAGAATCCCGAAGAGATCCTTGCTCGCCTGACGCCGGCCGAAATCGTGGAACGCGCGCAGCGCCTTTGCGGATACGAGCGAGCCGACGAGGGAAACGAACCGGGTCCGGCGATCACGGCCTGAATCGCACGGACTGGTACGGCACGGCCGCATTTGTGGCTCGCTACGCTCCCGGCTTCGGGAATCCGCTAGACCTGCCGATTGACGTATTCGCGTCTATTGTTGAAAGCGTCTCCGATATGATCCAATCCGAGCACGGCGACAGCGGCCGGGCCGCGGTCGATCGTGAAATGAGGCGCTTGCTTGGCTGAGAATCCGTCCATAACTGTTCAGGTCAACGCCGATATCAAGGCGCTTGACGCCGGCATGACCAAAGCGGAGCAGACGGTAAAGGCCGCGACCGGCAATATGGCGCGAGCGGTCGATACCAACGACATCGGGAAGAGGATGGAAGTTCAGGCCGGCAAGGTCGGAACGGCGATGCAGTCCATTCAGCAGAATGCATCACGGGTCGGAGCGTCGTTCCGAGCGCTCGGCGACATGATAAACAAGGTTGGACAGGCTGCTTCCGGACTCGATAGATCGCGAGCGATTGGCGGCGGCTTGATGCAGACCGGAATCCCTCAACTTGCGGCGATCGGCGGCCTGACCATGCTCGCCGGTGAACTGTACGAGCGGATCACGGGAGCGGGAGCGAAAGCGGCGAAGGAGCAGATGGAAGCGCTCCTAGCGGCTACGGAGGAGGATCTTCGGCGGCAGTTGGGAATCCTTCGGGAAACCGATCCGATCAAGAAGGCCGAACTGGAATACCAACGGGAACTCGCCAAGATCCGAAAGGAGATGGCGGATCTCGATAAGAAGGGCGCTGACGAGGCAGCCAAGAAGGTGCTTGCGGTACAGGAGGAACTGCTTCTTGAGCAGCAGAAGCAGAAGATCGAGGAACTCAAGAAGA